TGATAACCTTTTGGAAAAAGTGATTTTGAACTGTTGCAATCGTCCTCCACAGTTTGCCATCCGTCCGTTTTCTTGTCGAGATCGGTCAGACTCCACATCTTGCGATCAGGGTTTGCAGGGTTCGGCTTATGTAATCCCGCTTTTAAAGTTCTAATGACAGAACTTAAATCAGTTAATCTTTCCATTCTGAAAAACCTCCTTTGCTCATAAACTCGTCAAAAATTTTTCTCAAATCATCGCCATAAATTTCATCAATAGCTTTCCAAAGATGAATCGGTAAATTTGGCAGTTCTGGGTCTGGGTCAACTAACATCCCAATATCTGCAATTGTTCCGTAAACTTGAGGGTCGCCGTCATTTTTATAATTAACAGAAAATCTTGGAACAGGTAAACCAAAATCTTCGCGTTCTAAATAAACGCTGACTTTGTTAGATGGGCTATGAAGCAAATTCATTTTGCACCCCCTTTTGCATCGTCCTTATAAGAAAGTTCATTAACGATATTTAAATTAGGCCAGTTTTGTTCGCTTGCTTTAAATACTTTTGACGCGGGATGATTTACAACTGGTTCTTCTTTTTTATAAATTTTCTGAAGACTTGGTACATAAACATCTTTGTAACCCCCGATAATTGCCATTTCTAGCGATTTAATCTGATCTTCAAGGGTAAACGACCTTAACTTATCAAAAATGCGATTTGCGACCTTCTGGCTGCAAGTTGCTTTTTTCTTATGTCTTATTGGCCACCATTCAACAATTAAATCCGCGTGTCTTTGTAGATCATCAGGAATTAATTCTTTTTTAATCTTTGGAGAAGAAAAAGGATCAATTTTTTTCTTTTCCTTATTCTTATTAATAGATTCTATATTAGAGAATTTATCTGCGCTCTCTTGTTTTTTTTCTTTTGTTTTTTCTGGCGAACT